CAACTGGTCGGCATACGCAAACGCCCGCATCCGCGCGTGAGGGCCGACGAAAATCGCGATCATCGGCTCGTCGTCCAGCAGGTCTTGCGATAGATCGACGCGGTACGTCCCCGGCTGGTCCTCGTCCTCGTAGGCTTCGATCAGCAGGTGGCTCGTTAGCTCAGCTGTCTTGGCCAGGTCGCTCGGTTTGACGAGCTTCGGCGATGACTCAGCCAACTTTCGCGGCGACGCAGGTTCCTCAAGCGGGATCAGACAGCGGATCAGTTTGGTGAGTAGCGTTTTCATGATCAGTCACCACATCCTTTCCCAATGTTGCCGTTGTCGGTGGAGTCGACGAACTCATGCCAAGGCACGAAGCCTTTCGGGCAGTGAAAGCCCCAGGTGCGAACCTTCGGGCCGGTGATGATCAGGGTCCAGCAAGGGATCGGATTTCCGCCGGCGTCTCTATCGAGGGTGATTCGGTGCCTAGCCGTAGCGCTTCGATAAGCGATAGTTCCGGCCGTTCGAACGTTGGTTGTGTGGTCCATTATTTCGACGTACCTGCCGCGAAGCATGACCGAGATGAACCACCACGGATGGTCGTGCAGCGCCCTGTCGTCGTCATCGCGAAGGAACTTGTGCAGGTAGACGTTCAGCCACGGATTGCGCGGTAGAAGCCACCATCGCATCATGTACGGCCGTTCGTGGCCGCCGATGTAGAAGTGCGGACTTCCGCTGACGAGTTTTCGAAACCAGTTCAACAGCGTCTTCATGCTTGAGCCTCCCCTGTGATCTCCAAAACCACGCGTTGCTGGGCCGCAGGAACGCCGATCGTTTGAAACGGCGGCAGCACAGTCAGATCTCGATCGTTCGCCACGATCCCGCCGTCCTGCAGGCCGTCCAGATAGCTCTTTAGCCAGGCCGCCAGGTTGTCCGTGTCGTTGCGCCTGGCCACGTAGAACGTCGCCTGGACGGTTGCCCGGGCAAATGGCGCCGAAGGCCGCTGCGGGCCCGCTACGAGCCTTGCATCGCGTCGGGCTCGCTTCACGGCTTCGGCTTTCGTTCGCCAGTGCGGCCGGCTGTTTGGGTGCAGCGCCTTCGGCGGCAACGGCAGCTCGAGGATGATCCGATTCGGGCCGATTTTCGGGCTGTTAATTTGGGTAGATTCCATGGCTGGCCGGGGATCTTTTTGCTCACACGCGCGTATAAGAGAGAAAAACGGGTCTATACGCGTGTGTGTGTGTGTGTGTGTATGTATGTATGTAAGTATGTAAATAAATATCTAATTACTTAACTGGCTTGGATTTAGATTTTTGCGGACGAGTACAGAAAATGACAGCAAGTAAATCACATCTTTGCACTGGTAATTGCTTGTTTCCTTATTTGCAGGGTTGGTCACAGGCTTCTTTGCACGATCACTTGCGGGCGTCCGCCCGTGTTTTTTGAAGCAATCGTGATGTAGCCGGCCGACTGCAGGTCCGCCAGAATCTCCGCTCGCTCTTTGCCCCGCAGGAACCGCGTGCGGCGGGTCAGCTCCGTCAGCGTCATCGGGCCCGTTATCTCTCGCAGGACGCGTTTAGAGCGGCTCTCCGTCTCGTTCTCGCTGACATACTCGCCGACCTTCCGGAGCATCGTCCGGGTCAGCCAGTTGGCGATCCTGATGGCTCGATCGACGTCCTCAAGCGTCACCGTGGGCAGCGATCCGTGGGACCGCGAGCAGGCGAACAGCAGGGCCAGCTTGGCGGTCTTCTCGCCTGACCTGGACCAGACAGCGGCCGCCGTAGACGACTCGTTCGCCCGACGCTCGCAGATGTCCGTCAGATGCTTCTCAAGCCGTTGCCGGGCCGAATCCGTGTACTCGGCGAGCATCGGTTCCGGGTTTTGATCCGACAGGTTGCCCCCAGGCGCCCCAGTGCACGCCAGCCACTTGCGAACCGATTCGATGATCGATTCAGGGACCGGCGCCCGCTCGGGTGTCCGCATAGGAACGTAGCCAGGCGATTCAAATGTCATCAGGCGGCCGAGCAGGCCGTCCGTCACGTTCTCCGCCGTCATGGCGTTCCAGAAGCCGTCGGGAACCGCCGTCCCGTAGATGCAGGCATGCGGCTGATTGATCCGCTTGACCTTCTTTAGGTCGGCGTAGGCGTCGGCGATCCAAAGTGAGTCGGACGCCGAGTAGAGCTGCATCAGCACAGTGCCGACGTTGAACAAGTGGGGCGACTTGCCCGGGTTCTGCATTGTCTGCAGCAGCCGGCCGATTTCGTCCAGCTGGAAGAGCACGGCGGGGCTGTCAGACACCACGGCTACCAGGCCAGCCGACGATCCGACCCGTTCAGGCCCAAGCATCTTTTCGCCACCAGCCCGAATCAGGATCTCCTTGTTGAGCTTGCGGGCGTGCTCCTTTCCCGAACCGCTTGGCGCTAACCCGAGCACATAGATATTCGTTCGCGTACCCCGCTCGTCAGTCACCTTGCGGCCGGTGATCACGGCCAGCAGCGAGATTGCCGCGGCGAAGGCTAGTTCCGGTTGCGGATAGAGGGCCGTCCGCAAGTTGTGCCGGACAATCTCCCCGATCAGACCGGGTGCTAATAAATCCTGCTCAAGCGACAGGCGCAGGGGGCCCGCTGTTCGCTCGATTGGCTGTTCAGCGATTGACTGTTCAGCGATTGGCTGTTCAGCGATTGGCTGTTCCACGGCGGCAGGCACGCTGATCAGATTGCCGGCCACCGGCGGCGATGCTGGATTGATCGACTCCAGAAACGCCCGCAGATCGACGTCCGGCCCTTCGTAGCCGCGTCCTGATTCGAGCAGCCAGCCGCGAGGCCCTGTCAGCTTGTCCGCGTCGAACAGCTTGTGCCAAAGCTCCTTGTCGCTCCATGGTGGCTCGCAGGCCGCATTCCACTGCGACAGCACTGGAAAGGCTGCTTCTGGCGACAGGTTGAACCCCAGGACCAGCACGCAGGCGACGCGATACGTCCGATTGTGACCACCCTGGCCGGAGATAGCCGGCGGAACCCGCTGTAGATACTTACTGGCCCGCTCCGCGGCATCGCTATAGACGTTGGCAAGTGGGACCGACGGCGCTGAGCGAGTTGGCTGCTGAGTGACTGGCCAGTAGATATCGCAGATCGAATTGAGCGCCGCCTGGCAGTCGCGGACTTCCAGTGGGGCCCCGTTGAATCGCTCGCCAGTGAACGCGAAGTATCGGCCGCGGTCGTACGCTTCGATGCCGGGTCGCTTCTCGGCTGTGACGATTGGCTCGTCAGTAAGCTCTTTCTTCCGTCCGGTTCCGCCGGGTACTGAGCCCACGCCAAACAGCTTAACGCCGGTCCCGCTCGGCGATAACTCAGCATACGTTTTGAACTCGTTCAGCAGGCACGCGGCCCACTCGGCCAGTTCGCCGGTTTCGGGATTACGACAGCCGTCCAGGTCCAAGCCGAAGAATGGATCCTCGGCGGAGAACACGAACCCAAGCCCATCGAATCGATCGACGACAGCTAAGGCAGCTTCGAAGCTGCTCCAAGTCGCCGGATCATTCGTCTTGGCGTGCCGACCGTTCACTTGATAGGGCACCTTTGTCGGCTTGCCGTAGCGCAGCTCGTTGCGCCAGACAATCCACTGGTGTCGATCGCGTAGTTCTTGAGGCACTTCCATGCGTCACGCCCTAAAACGGGATGTCGTCAGATTCTTCCGTCCACGGATCGTGGCACTCGTCACTGCTGTCTGGCACACTGGCCGTAATCGGCTCAGCCCAATCATCGGGGATCGGCTCAAGCTGATACGCCGTTATGCGATGGAACCGGCCGTCGTAGAGCGTCGTGATTTGCGTGGGCAGAGCGACGGCGCCACGCTCGAACAAGTCAACGCAGCTGTCGATATAGCTATACATGCCGGATGGTTGTTCGATGGGCTCAGGCTTCGCCTTCGAACGCTTCCGCCACCACTGCCAAGCCTTGGCGCGTGCCCATCCGTCATGATCCATGCAGACCCATTCGCTGATCGTTTCGATCAGGTTGCTATTCGGGGCATCCGCGGGCTTGCACAGGTAATCAATTCGCAGGGTGTCTGGAGCGTCGGGTTCGGCTTTCCGCTTCCGATGCCGTGAGGCCCGAACGGATTCAACGAGCCACTGTTTGGGCGTAGCTAAGATTTGGTTTTGCTTGTCTGCTTGATTGCCGTGCTTGATTTCGCGGGGCGGGAACTTCCAGCCGCAGTCTTTGCACTCCAGCGCGCTGATCGGGCAGTCGGTTTCGCAGTTGGGGCATTTCTTTGTCGGAGCGTCTGAGTCGCCGCCACCGCTCTTTTTGTCTTTACGCTTGCCAAACTCTGGGGAGTCGAGTGGACCGTGCCGCTGGATGTTTTCGCCGAAGTCGAGCACCAGGCAGTCGTCTTTGCCCGGAAACAAGCGAAAACCACGGCCGCAGATTTGAGCGAACAGGCCCGGGCTGTTTGTCGCGCGGAGAATTGCAATCGCGTCAATACACGGAGCATCAAACCCCGTCGTCAGCACGTCCACATTGCAGAGATACTTCAGTTCGCGCCGCTTGAATCGGTCCAGAAGGCTCGCCCGTTCCAGCGGCGTCGTGTTGCCAGTCACCACGCCGCAGTATTCGCCGGTTAGCTCTTGCAGCACTGTGGCTACTCTGTCCGCATGGTGCACGCCGGCACAGAATATCAGCACGGACTTACGATCATGCGTGTAGGCCGCGATTTCCTTGCAGGCCGCTCGAATCTTCGGATCGTGGCTGAATGCCCGCTCCATTTCGCCGGGTACGAATTCACCGCCGCGAATATGCAGCTTGCTGGTGTCGATCGAGCCGTGTTCGGCGTCCGCTGGCTGGCTGATGATCTTCGAAAGGAATCCGCCGGCGATCAGCTTCGTGATCGGCGCCTCATAGCAGATTCGCTGGAACAGACTGTCCGGCCGGCAGAGCGAGCCTTCGCCAGTGCGATACGGCGTCGCCGTCAGGCCGATCAGCCGGACGTTGGGATTGATCGATCGCAAATTATCGATAAACGTCCGATACATCCCCTCGCCGTTGTTCGGCACTAGGTGAACTTCGTCGACCAAGACGAGATTCCGCCGGCCGAACAGCTCGGCTTTGTTGTAGACGGACTGAATGCCAGCGCAGACGATTGGGTCGTCGGTGGCATACCGCCGTAAGCCGGCTGAGTACAGTCCGCAAGGGACTAGCGGCGGAAGGAAGGCGGCTATCTTTTCAGCGTTCTGGGACAGCAACTCTTTCCGGTGGGCCAAGATCATGGACCGCCCGCCAGCTTCGTGAGCTCGTCTGGCCAGTTCCGCAATTACAACCGACTTGCCGGCGCCCGTGGGCAGCACAATGACGGCATTGCCCGGTTGGTTGCACAGGTGCGACCAGGCGGCATTGCAGGCAGCCTCCTGATACCATCTAAGCTGAAACATACAGGCAACGTCCTTGCTGAATTGACGCAGTACTCGCACCAGGATTCGAACCCGGACCAATCCGCTTAGAACGCGGTTGCTCTATCCCGTTGATCTATGCGAGCGAAACCCTGCCGATCGTTCCCCGTTTTTGAACGACCGGCAGGAAGCACGACCGAGGGCGATTAGCCCCAGGCCGGCTGAGTCGAGTTACCGACTGGCTGAGATTGTCGAGAAACCGGCGGCTGCGACATGGCAGCGTTCGGATCGACGCCCGCCGGTGGCGTCGGCAGAGTGCCGCCAGCCTGACGAGGCTTGAAGCCTTTGATTTCATTGCGTGGCCCGTATTGCGGGTCTTGCTTCACAACGACCTTGATTCGGAGCGGCTTGTTATGAAGCTGCGATGAGTCTTGCGGCGTCAGCACGTTCACCGCGCGGCAGATCGCCGACAGGTTGGCGCGAGCGATCTTGACTGCATCCTCGCTGCTGTTCCACAGGTTGAGGTTCGTGAACACTTTACGATTCTGATACGGGCCGTTCAGAATCTGAAGCTCCAGCTTGAGATACTGCCCGCCAGTCGATGACGCTTTGACCTCACTACTGACGATCACGGCGTCATAATCGCCCGCCGGAATTGCCTCGAAGCCAACATCTGGCTCCACCTGAGACGCATCAAAACCTAGTCCTGCCAGATTCGACATGTTCTATTCCTTTCATTTTCGTACTACAAAAAAGACATTCCACGAATTGACTTGATTCAGCTTTCCGACACGCCAGCGAACACTTCTTCGGGCGTGATCTTCGAACTGCCGTTGACGACTACGCCACTGATGTCGCCAGTGGGTTCAGCCGGCGGAGTAGCTGGCGCGGCAACCGGAGCCGGAGCAGCGGGCCGCGGGATGTACTGGGCGTAGGCGGACCAGTCCATGGGCAGCTCTTCGGGCAGGCCGCGAATGCGATTCTTGGCGGCAACGGCGGCAGTTTTTTCGGTGCGAATGAAGCGTTCGCCGCCACCAGTCCCAATGGCTCGTTTGCGACCGAATCCGGCATCTTCGGATGTCGTGAACACCCGGTAAGACGCGAAGAAGATTTCGTCGCACCACTCTTTCAAGTGCGGCAGAATCGACTTGTGTGAGTCGGGTTCGTAGCAGTTGTAGGCGGGGGCGCCAGGGGCTTCGAACTTGACAATTCTGGCATGCGCGAGCAGGATAATCCCCATGCCGCGGTGTTTTCGCAGTGCGTCAAGCTGGTCCAGGATGAACGCCGCTTTTTTGAGCGCTGGACCGTCCCCCTCGCCGAACTTGATCAGCGAAAATGCCGGCTTGCCAGCTTCGCGGGCCACGTCTTCGAGAATGAATCGTTCGAGCCAGTCCCAGGTATCCAGAACGACGCTACGGTATGGGTGCTGGTTTGTCGCCAGCCAGCTAAGCGCCGTGGTAACGTCGCCGTAACTGGTCAGCTTCTCAGTTTTGTCGCAATCGATGTCATTGAGGCCGTCCTCGACGTCCAGGAAAATCGGCCTCGGAGCCTGAGCAGCCCACGATGATTTGCCAACGCCGTCTTGCCCGTACAGCAGGATCCGCCGCGGACCTGGTTGCACTCCCGATTTGATCTTCATTGCAATTTCCTTCGTTTCAGGATCACGAACTACGAACTACTTTTGACTTGTTGCAGCGGGCTCCGGCACGCCAGAGAACTGCTCATAAGCAGCTTTGGCGGCTTCGAAGTTTCCGGCTTTCAGGTGTCTGCCGATTTCATGGAGCGTGTCGTCCCGCTCCTCGATGGCTTGCCAGAGCTTGGTGTTTTGCCGTTCGAGCGACCGGTAGGCGAGTGATTCGGTAATTGTCACGGCAGGCACTCCCAATCACGTTGCAGCCGCCACGGTTCGACGGTGACAAGATCGCCCGCTTCGCTGAGCAGCTGAACGAACTGGCTTGTCACCACGCGCACTTGAGCCACAGTGCCAAACGGAATCGGCTGATGGCCATCGTTGCGCCATCCCCACGAATAGATGTTCAGCCGCCAGATCTGGCCGACTGCTGGTTGAATTGCAGTTACGGTTGCCATGTCATTCCCCTTGTTCACTTGGGCCGCTGTCGAGCAACTCGCTTCGAAGCACCGGTACATCCTTGGGGGCGTCGATTCCGAGTCTCACATTGTCCCCACGCACGCATCCTTCACTCCGTTGACTCCAGGCGTCCATGACTCCAGGCGTCCAATCTCCCCGCTCCGCGAACTGCTCATTGCGTTGGCGAGCACTCAGCGCCGCCTCCGTCGGCCTCCCTAGCCCGCGACTCTACGGGCGGCTACGTGGCCTACGCGGCCCCGTCTCTGTTGCCTGCCTCTAAGCGTCTCGCGACAACGCCATCACAACTCCGCGCCCGCCATCAAATACGAGCCACGTCTTGAAGCGATCCTTGGAGTCGTGGGCGAATTCGGGGTTCGGCAGAAGCCTGACGAGTTGATCGACGTCCCACGCGAACCAGCGACCGGCGACTTCGATTCGCGCCGGACGAAGCACCCGACCTGTGCCGCCGCATTGCACGCAGTCGGCCGTGCGAATCACGCCCGCCCCGTCGCATTCATCGCAGTCGTCTTCGTGAAAACAGTGAGGGCAGGTTGTCGTGCCCGCTCCGTCACACTCCGGGCAATTTTCCGTAGATTCGTCGCCAGTTCCGTCACACGCCAGGCAATCGGCCATGTCATCGACGTATGCAGGCTCAGGCCAGGGCATCCAGTCGGCCGAATCGGGAAACCCTTTCAGGATGTCCGGCCCGTTGGGGTGGCGATGTTCGCTGCTTGGCTCGCCATCCGCAGGAACAGCGACGATGATCCGGCCGTCCGATGCGTAGCGCACGCCGCTTTCCACCCACGGGCGGCTGATGTACGAACGGTCGCGATCGCAGAACCGTGATAAGTCGATTGCTGTTTGCATGGCTCTACTTGTCCTTGGAGTTTGTCGTAAATCCCTCGGCAACGCGGCACATGAAGCAGACGCCCGCCTTCGCGTCGCCGATGTTGGCGGTGTGACCGCACGCGGCAAACTTGCGATAGCGGACGAACTTCTTCACGCCAATCTCCGTCAAGGTGCGCTGCTGCCGGCGTTTCTCGCGTTGCAGTTCGTTTGGGCCGTGGGGCATGGGTTGGTCCTCGAAATTCGTTGTTCAGTGAGTGAGGCAGGAATTGCACCTGCTAACCTCGTTGCGTTTCCGCTTTCGCTCGGATGGGTTCGCCTTGTCGCCGGGCCAGGTCCGCGATGCC